ATCATATACATACTTGTCTTTTAAACTATTAATGTTTATCCAGTTTATATTTTCTATTTTTTCATTTTTAGGGCAGTTATTAAGAATTGAAACTTGATGATTAAGCTTGGATAATGATATGGCAATATTTATTAAAATCGTCTCTGCGGCTCTCAATTTTGAGTTATTTAAATCATAGAAATTACAATGATACAGATAATTTCTTAGGTGGTTATTATACATCAGGTGGTACTGAAAAACCTAACAGTTCTGTATTTGGAGCAGGTAAGCTAAAAATTGCTATGCTTAGGAATACAAATCTTGGATTTAGTGGTAGTTGGAATGACGTTCTTTGGATTAGCACTTACAACGGAGGTGATGTTAAGCGTTCGTCAGCTTTAGTATTTAGTAAATATGACAGCACCAGCGTTTATATAGTTAAGCAAAACTATGATGCTTCTGATTGGGGGACGGGGTATTTATTTTGGAACAGCGGTAACGATGGTTCAGGTTCAGGATTAGATGCTGATTTATTAGACGGAATACAAGGTAGTTCTTTTTTAAGAAGCGATGCTGCTGACACATTCTCAGGAACTTTATCTTGGGGTGGAGCTGGTGGAGCTACAGGTATTGACATGAACAATGGCGACATAGCAGGTCTTAACTGGCTTAGATGGGATGATGATGGAGAAGGACTTATATATCCAGGTGGAGAGTCATTATACTGGAGCGGTTCGTTTTGGAATTTTTCAGGAGGATATGTTCAGGCTCAAGGTTCAATGCGAACCCCTATATTCTACGATTCTGATAATACTTCTTACTACACTAATCCAGCTTCAACATCAAGGATGAATCAAATAGATGCCAATTATCTTGATGTAGTAGCTGGTGCTGCTTATGCGTTAAGGTTTTGGAATAGTACCAACTACTCTATTAGAATGTCGGAGTCAAGCGACGGTACCTACGGTGGTAGAGTATCAGGCGAAACAACCTCAGATTATAACATGTACTTCACCATGACGGCAGGTACGAACAGAGGTTTTGTTTTTAATAATGGATTAAATAATGCGATAGCTGGTATTGATGCTAATGGAATAGGTAGATTTACAGGCGCTGTAAAAACTCCATTTGTAGAAATAAATAAGACTTCTACCTATGGGACAGGTTTAGACCTTACATTCTCTGGATCTTCTTCTTCGGGTATGTTGATTCGTAACAATACAGGATCTACAAAGGCTGCTATTAGTTTCTACTACTCTTCTGCGCCACAGGGAGCTAGGGGGACAATAATGGTGTCAAGCACTTCTACAGCATACAACACCTCTTCTGACTATAGATTAAAAGAGAATTTAGTAGAGATAACAGACGGTATTGAACGAGTTAAGCTCTTACAACCAAAAAGATTCAACTTTATAGGAGACGACGTAACGGTAGACGGGTTTGTTGCTCACGAAACTCAAGAGGTAGTTCCAGAATCTATTACAGGTGTAAAAGACGAGGTAGACGAAGAAGGCAATCCTGTATATCAGGGTATCGACCAAGCAAAACTAGTGCCGCTACTTACAGCTGCCTTACAGGAGGCGATTGCTAAGATTGAGGATCTTGAGTCTAGACTACAAGCCATTGAGAACCAATAATTTTGTATATTTGCTAAAAATTATATATCATGAACATTACTTACGATTGGAAGATCACGGCTTTGAAAAAAGCACCTTCGCTTGACGGACTGTCAAATGTGATCACACACATTAGATTCGACTACACAGGAACAGATGCAGACTCAGGAGAGTCTCACACATTCCACGGGGCGTGTCCTGTTGGGGCACCTGACTCAGAAAACTTCTCTGAGATTACAACGCTTACGGAGGCTGACGTTATCGAGTGGGCTAAGGCAAACCACCCAACAGATCACATGAACGAGGTTATCGAGAAGGCTATCTCTGACAAGGTTACACCAAAGAACGAGGATGTAACAGAGTTAGACTGGCTAGCTACGGAACCAGAAGCTCCTGCCGAGCCAGAGGCATAATTTACTATATTTGCACAAATAATTAAATCAATATAAAATGTCACAGAAAATTTCAGAAGAACACTTAACGGAGTTACAACAAAAAGTTGGTGCTATCCAAAACCTACAGGCACAGATCGGTGGTTTAGAGGCACAGAAGCACGGAGCCCTACACGCACTTGCAGGACAGCAAGAGGAACTACAAAAGTTTCAGCAGTCTCTAGAGGAAGAGTACGGTAAGGTGTCAATCAACATTCAGGACGGAACCTACGAGGCTATCCCTGAAGAAGAGGAGACAGTAGGACCTGAGATCCTAAAGGGGTAACCAGTGAGTTACATCCGTAAGATATCTATAGGTAGCGACTACAAGAACGCTATGCACTACATCGTGGGGCAAGAGGTTCTAGGAGGAAGCTATGTCATAGAAGAAATCGTAGAATACGACGACAGCTATGGTGTGCTTATAAAGTCTGACGGGGTTATTCTTGAGTGGAAAAGATTTAAAAATCTACCAGTTGTATTAGAGTACAATATCAATATGATATGACACCAAGACATGGATATTTAATATCTCCTCTTGGTTCTGAGTACAACAACACTAAAAGCATAGGCGGCGTCGACTTTGTGGTTAACACTACAATAGAAGACGCTTCTTTTGTTAATAGGGTTGGTATAATGAACCATTCTACGGAAGAGATTCCTGAAGGCTCTGAGGTGGTAGTACACCACAACGTGTTTAGAACCTATCTAGACATGAAGGGTAACAAAAGAAAATCAAACGAGTATTTCAGGGATAATGCTTATCTTGTATCACCAGACAGGGTATACATGTACAGGCCTCCAGGAGGTAATTGGAATGCCACCAGTAACTGGTGTTTTATAAGACCAATAGATTACGTACAGGACTCTGAGATAGTAAAGACCGATGACGAGCAGAAACATACTGGAGAGGTTGTCTACAGTAATAAGTACCTAGAAGAAAAAGGTATCGTGGCTGGATCATTGGTTGGCTTTACCAGAAATAGTGAGTACGCCTTTGATATAGATGGAGAGAAGTTGTACAGAATGCAAACAAACGATATATGTCTGATCGTAAACGAATAGAACGAATCATAAACGCTGGAGAGAAGGCGGTAGACGAATTAATCAAGGTTCTTAGGAGTGAGATTATTACCGATGATCCAGATCATGACATTGCCGCAGATAAACTTAAGAATGCTGCAGCTACTAAGAAGCAGGCGATGACAGATGCGTTTGATATGCTAAACCGCATACAACTAGAAAAAGACAAGTTAACAGGTGAGGAAACAACAACAAAGCAAGACACAGGATTCCAAAGCTTCGTCGAAGGAAGAACCAAGAAGTCTTAGCACACTTGTTACTGATGTGGTCCCAAAGACCACACTAAACTCAAAGAACAAGGCTAGGTCATGGAAGCGAGGATACGACTCTAAGTATGATATTGTTATCATATCTAAGGACGGAACTCTTGGCGACATTGTAGAGATACAGAACCTACGCATTGGCTTGCCGTTAGCCCCCAAAGAAGTATACAAAAGAAGTTCTAAGAAGTCTGAACAGTTCTGGGAAGTGTTTGAGACACACAAAGAACTAGATAAGATTAAGACTATATTTCAGTGGAACGAGTATCCATCTGATTTTAAAAACAAATGGGTAGAGTATATAGAGACAGAGTTTGACCGTCGAGAGAATGGTTTCTGGTTCTATAATAAAGGTATACCTACCTATATGACTGGTACGCACTACATGTACCTACAGTGGACCAAGATAGACGTTGGTCATCCAGACTTTCGTGAGTCAAACAGATTATTCTTTATATTCTGGGAGGCCTGTAAGGCAGACAATAGATGTTATGGTATGTGTTACCTTAAGAACCGTCGTTCTGGTTTCTCATTTATGTCTTCGGCCGAGACTGTTAATCAGGCAACCATAACCTCAGACGCTCGTTTCGGAATACTATCTAAGACAGGTTCGGATGCCAAGAAGATGTTTACAGACAAGGTTGTTCCTATATCACTAAACTACCCCTTCTTCTTCAAGCCTATACAGGACGGTATGGACCGACCAAAGACAGAGCTTGCCTACCGTGTACCAGCATCAAAACTCACACGTAAATCTATAGAGAACACCTCAGCAATTCCAGAGTTAGAAGGTCTTGACACCACTATTGACTGGAAAAATACAGGGGACAACTCTTACGATGGGGAGAAGCTAAGGTTCTTAGTACATGACGAGAGCGGTAAATGGTTGCCTCCTGATAATATCCTAAACAACTGGCGTGTGGTAAAGACCACTCTTAGGTTAGGTCGGCGTATCATTGGAAAGTGTATGATGGGATCAACCTCAAACGCGTTAGATAAAGGAGGGTCTAACTTCAAGAAAATGTATGAGGATTCCAATGTTTTAGAACGTAACGCTAACGGCCAGACCAAGAGTGGCCTATATTCTTTGTTCATACCTATGGAGTGGAACTTTGAGGGTTTCATTGACCAGCACGGGCATCCTGTTTTTAGGAAACCTGACGAGCCTGTGCTCGATGCACTGGGTGATGTTATCGAGTCTGGAGTACTTGACTACTGGGAGAATGAGGTGGAGTCTCTAAAGAAAGACCCAGACGCTCTTAACGAGTTTTACAGACAGTTCCCTAAAACAGAATCACACGCGTTCAGGGACGAGGCCAACAATAGTTTATTTAACCTTCAGAAGATCTACGAACAGATAGACGCTAACGAAGGTCTTGATAATCAACGAGTTGTACAGCGTGGAAACTTTAGCTGGAAGAACGGAGTCAAAGACTCTGAGGTGGTATGGACACCAAATAATAGAGGAAACTTTCTCGTCACCTGGATACCCAAGTACGAGATGCGAAATAACGTAATTATAAAAGATGGGAAGAAATATCCTGGGAATGTACATATTGGCGCATTTGGATGTGACAGCTATGACATATCAGGAACTGTTGGTGGCGGTGGCTCTAACGGAGCACTACATGGCCTGACAAAGTTCAATATGGATGACGCGCCAAGCAATCAGTTCTTTTTAGAGTATATAGCAAGACCACAGACAGCAGAACTGTTCTACGAGGATGTGCTTATGGCCATGGTATTTTATGGCATGCCAATACTTGCAGAGAACAATAAACCACGTCTGCTTTATCATCTAAAAAACAGAGGGTACAGAGCTTTTAGTGTAGACAGGCCAGACAAACACAAGAACGATCTATCTAAGGCTGAAAGAGAACTTGGAGGTATACCATCGTCTACATCTGTCATATCTATACACGCAGAGGCGATTGAGGCATATATCGAAGAACACGTTGGGTTTAGAGAAGAAGGTACTGGTAATATGTATTTTAACAGGACGTTACAGGACTGGGCCAACTATGATATCGCAAAACGTACCAAGTTTGATGCGACGGTTTCCTCTGGATTAGCGATAATGGCTAACCAAAAGTACGTAAGTAAGCCTCAGAGAGAGGCTAAGGAAATAAATATTACCTTTGCAAGGTATAATAACTCAGGATTTCTAAGCACAATAAAGAGATAGATGGCAATACCAAAATCTTCAACTGGATTTCCCGACCAACTTGCACCTGACATTGAGAAGGACTCTTACGAATACGGACTAGCCGTAGGTAGAGCTATCGAGTCAGAGTGGTTTAGAAAAGAGGGTGGGGCCGCTTCCAGATTCTACACAAGTAGAGATACTTATCATAAGCTACGCTCATACGCAATGGGCGATCAGTCTATCAAAAAATATAAAGATGAGATGTCTATCAATGGTGACATTTCTTATCTAAACCTAGACTGGACACCAGTCCCTATCATACCTAAGTTTGTAGATGTTGTTGTAAATGGTATCTCTAACAGATTATTTGATATTAAGGCTGAGGCTGTCGATCCTATCTCATCTAACCAGAAGGCCATCTACAAGAATCGCATACAGACTGAGATGCGTAACAAAGAAATATTCGAGCAGATAGGTGAGTCTTTGGGACAAAACCTTTTCTCTCAGGATGTTGATCTATTACCTCAGAACGATGACGAGCTAGACCTGCACATGCAGATCGACTACAAGGACGATATTGAGATTGCTGCAGAGAAGTCTATAGAGAACACTCTTCTTATGAATAACTACGAGTTAATCAAGAAGAGACTGGATGAGGATGCTACCGTACTTGGTATCTCTGTAGAGAAGCATTCTTTCAACTTACACGACGGAATAAAGATTGATTATGTTGACCCTGCTAACTTTATATTTAGCCCAACGGAAGACCCTACATTCGAAGATTGCTACTATTTTGGAGAGGTTAAGAATGTAAACCTTACAGAGCTAAAAAAGATTGCTCCACACCTTACACAGGAAGATCTACAACAGATCTCTAAGGAGGCTGGTAAATGGGATACATATCAAGGAGTACGAGGTGCTATCAATAGCAGCGACAGTGCATTTGAGTCTAACACGGCAACACTTCTTTATTTTACATATAAGACAGACAAGAATATTGTCTACAAGAAAAAAAT